CACACATCATGACGGACAGTGACGAGACGTTTGAATGGCTGCAAGAGCAGTGTGAGGCAAAGGGACTGATACCCCCGGAGAGATGACATGGGAGAAGGCGCGAGTCTAGGAACAGCATACGTCAGCCTAGTGCTTAACAAGACTGGATACCAACAGGGCCTTAACAGCCTTGCTGGCTCCACTACAAAGTCTATCGGCAGCATCACGTCAGCCGTGTCTAAGCTGGCTGGCGTCGGTGTAGGCCTCTATGCACTCAAGCAAGCAGTCATGACCGTTCACAAGTCGTTCGTTGACTTCGATCGAGACATGCACAACATCTGGACGCTGACAGACCAAACGAAAGAACAGATTGTCGAGCTTTCAAACGAACTCAGGAACCTAGCCTGGGAGTACAACGTCACAAGCTCCGAGGCCGCTAAGGCCATGTATCAGATCTACTCAGCTACGTTCTACGGCGCTGACGCCATGAAGATCCTAGAATCATCTGCCCGTGGCGCAGCCGCTGGACTCACAGATGTATTCACTGCAGCAAACATGGGTACTACCGTCCTCAATGCGTATGGGATGGAAGCTAAAGAGATAGCCCACGTCAATGACCTGCTATTTACTGCCATACGTTTTGGAAAGACCACATACGGAGAACTAGCATCCCAGTTTGGTCGCCTCGCAGGAGTTGCAGCTCCTGTCGGCGCTAGTATTGAAGAGATGGCAGCGGCTATTGCAACCCTTACTAGACAGGGAATTGCAACGGATTGGGCAGTCACATCGTTGCGTCAGACGTTGATGAAAATGCTTCAGCCCACCAAAGATCTTGAGAAGGCAATAGAAGATCTAGGATATTCAAGTGGCGGAGCAATGATCAAGGCGATTGGCTTCGCTAATTCCATCAAGCAGGTAACTGACTGGGCTGCCAGGAACAACGTAGAGATCAGCAAGATGTTCACAAATGTTCGTGCTGTCACAGCCGTTTTGCCGTTGGCGACTACTGCTGCCGCTGGGTTTGCGAAAGACCTTGACCGGATGGCGTCCGCTGGTGGGGCTGCTGATGAGGCGTTCTTCAAGCAGACTCAGTCGTGGGCATACCAACTTGAAATCCTGAAAACGCGGCTAAACGATATTGGCATCACGCTTGGCAAGATCGTTACACCGGCTATTGCTGGTTTTATGGATGGCGTGCTCGGGCTTCTCAGGCCTATCGGTCTGCTGGCTAAAGGGTTGAACGATATTGGAGGTACGCTGTTTCTTAGATACACATTGGCTCTGGCGACCTTTGCAACCGGATGGTTTTTTCTAGCAAAGGGTATTGGCTTGGCAACTGCAGCTATGGGCCAAATGATGCTAAAGGCTGGGCTGCTTGGATCAGTGCTGCGTAAATTAACTGTGGCTGGCGGAGCTGCTACTGGGACGACTCTGTGGTCTAGTGCTCTGCTTTCCGGTCTTGGAATTGGAGCCCTCGGACTCGGGGCAATTTCTATAGGGCTTAAAGGCATCGTCGACTTAAAGATGGAGCTTGGGAGCGTAACAGGAGCTGACGGTGTTAGAGATGCAATTGCCAAGTCAATAACCAAAAGCCTTGGCCTTGTTGTTGGAGGCGCAATTCTTGGGGCGCTTCTGGTAGGCACGGCAGCAGCGGCTGGAATAGGGGCTATAGCAGGTGGTGTGTTTGCCGCTGGAGCTATCGCAACGATATACGTCATCCACAGGATAGAACAGGCATCAGATGCAAGGGCAGCAGAAGCAGAAGATCTGACAGAGAAATTCATGGCGAGATTCGACTTTACCAAGGAAATCCGTATGGACGACACTGGAGCATGGTGGGCTCCGGTCAAGAAGTTCTTAGACGATGTTCGTAAGTACACTCCTGAAGCATACCAATCGATAACTGCGGCTCTTCTTGAGTTCTATGATGAAATAGAAACCGATGCCGAGACATTCCTGCGGATAAAGCCAGCCGCTGCATACGAAAAAATATCCGGCGGCACGAGACTTGATCCTGGCGCAACAAGACAAGGCCTGTTACCAACCTTTGGTGACTCTGTAACGCAGGCACGCAAAGACTTTGATGATCTTTTTGTCAGCCTGAATAGCGGTGCAATAACTATCGACCAAGCATACGGAATCTGGGAAGAACTCAACGAGATGGTGTCAGAGTGGTCGGGCAATGCAGAGATGGCTGTTACAGCCAGTCTAAGATCTTCAGATGAGATTGCCGCGCTTTTCGAGTACATGGAAAAGAGAATGGCGGAAGCGGCTGAAGACGCTGTTGCAAAACTGATAACGAACTTTAATGCGGCAAAGAAAGCGTATATAGAATCTGCTGAAGGCACGCTTGAGAGGGCGATGGCAGAGAAAGATTTAATGGCGATAACAAAGGAACTCGCTGGATACCAAGAGCTTCTCGGGTTAGATGCAGAGGACTTGACCGGCAAGTGGAAAGAGATGGCAGACTGGCTCGATTCTGTCGGGATCAAGATAGACAAGATCGTTGCCATAGACTTTGCTGCGCAGATCAGCTTGTACCAGGCTGCGTTATCCGAAGCAATTAGTTCAGGAAACATAGCCGCACAGGTTGCGGCTTTGTCCGGCCTACAGTCGATCTATGGCAGCATGGTCGGCAGCTTAGACATGCTATCAGATGCCGGGATGGGTGGATCAGAAGTCCTCAACGTCATGATTCTCAGCCTGGAGAATCTGTACGGATTCACAAGAGAAGCCGCTGACGGGATAGACAATCTAAGTGATGCTATTGACGACATGCTAGGAGCAATTTCCGGGGCTATCGAAGAACTATCATCTGTTGTGAAGGGCTTTTCTCCAGAGATTGCGTCTTTGCTGGATGTGGTACCAGCATTGCTGTCGGCAGGCGATGCGCTTGGGAAGGTATTCGGAGAAGGCGGGCTGCTGGAAAAGAGCAGCACTAGCAAAGAAGCGGCAGAAGATGCAAAACGATTCTCAGACTTTGCGGCTGCTAATGCTTCGCCAGATGCAGCTATTTTAGCAGGTCACGCGGCTGAAGCTGCAACAGAGGCAGCAGTCTTGTCTACAGTATCGACTATTGCTGGCATTGCCACTGGGCTTGGCGCTGTTCTTTCAATAGTCAGCGCAGTCATAAATGTGTTTGATGTGTTTGCCGCCGCTGAAGAACAAAGACAAGCAGATATTGCAGCAGCCGCCGAGGAGTTGAGACAAGAGATATTGAGTTTAGCCGACTCTGCCATGTCTGCTGCATCCGCGCTGTGGGATCTGGCACAACAAGCCGAGAGTGTCCAGCGCCTTCAGTCTGCGTGGATGACGCTTCAGGAGAAGCTTATCTCTGCGCTGTTTGGCTTCCTGTGGCCGATTGTAGGTATCTTAGAGATGATCACAGGGTCGTTAGAGGACAGCACAGATGCGATCGAGGAAGAGACTGAGGCACGACGGGCGAGCCTCAACGTTCCGACTGGATACAAAGTCCGTCGAACAGAATGGCGTGCTGCGACACCTGGGCAGCCTGGAGATCTGATCGAAGACGACTCATCCGTCACAGACGATATAGAAGAGACTCTGACGTGGTGGGAAGAGATACTCTTGTCATTTGGTGCAGAACTAGAGGCTGTCATAGCACCGTTCAGAAACTTCATCAACGTACTTGATGCGGCATGGCAATCCATCGCACCGGCAATCATCCAGGGAGTAATTCCAGTTCTGGAAACCTTCGGATGGGCGCTGGATCAGCTAGGCACCTGGATAACAGACGTGTTCGTTGACGATATGAAGAGATTCTTTGAGGGATTTGGCGAGTGGTGGACATCAGATGTCGATCCGTTCTTGAAGGCGGAGGTATTCCCTAAACTTGCTGAATGGGGGCTTCTTCTGTGGGGCGTTCTCAAAAAGTTAGTCGGGTTCTTTGAGACAACGATATGGCCGTTCATTGAAAAGACACTGTGGCCAGTGATTGAAAAGATCGGAGATAGACTAGCCACTCTTCTCGTCAAGGTTATAGACAAGATAATAGAACATTGGCCGGTGATTGAAGCATATATTTTGGGAGCTATCGACGCATGGGTAGCTAGTATAGAACAGCAAGTAGATGCTTTCATAGAAGTTGCTGATACTGCCGGTGCATTAAGCGAGGCGTTAGATCCATACGATCTTGGTATCTACGATTTGAAAACAGCATTTGGAGATATCGGTGTTAGCATGGAAGCTCTGTTCGATGCTACGAAAGATGTTTCTTCTATCCAAGACTTGTTCTTTGCTATGAACAGCCTTGGCTTATCTGTTAATGATGTTCGATCCGTTATGGAAACATTGGGATTGTCCGCAGAAGATCTTGGCTTGATTTTAGGTTCATATCAGTCTTCTGGATCATCAGCGACAGTGCCAATTATTCCTCCCGACTCTGGATATGGTGGTCTTACTTCGGCAGAGATAGCCGAAATCATCGCAGCTCATGGCGGGTTTGGCGGAGTCATGGGGTCTACAGGCCAGTGGGTTCCTTACTCGACGTGGAACGGTGTCCCAGTAGAGCAGCTTGCTAAGGGCGGAAAACTACTAACCGACGGCCTAGTCTTCGGGCATAAGAACGAGATTGTCATGCCAGCTTCTGTCGCACCGTTGTCTGCTGGAATGGGCGGAGGAGGATCATTCGGTCTTGTCAACCACGTCACAGTTACTCTTGACGGGCGCGTTCTCACGAAAGAGATTACGAGAGAGAAGAGATTCCAAGAGAAGATCATGACAGGGTCTCCGAACGGTAGACGATGGGAGGCGGTTGGCGCATGAGAACCATTGTTGGAGCTACAGACAAGGTATCAGCCAGCTTGCGCGTGACTGTGAAGGATCATGGAGACAACTGGCGAGACATCAGCGCCAGGGTGAAGAGCCTGTCCTATTCTGACGACATGGAATCCGATTCGTGTTCTGTCTCGATCAGCATCAGGAACCAGTACAGTGCCTATGTCAGCACGACGCCTAACGTCAATCTCGATCCATTAGACGAAGACTCCGACTTCAACAAGGTGTCGGCAGTCTACTATCCTCTTCTTGCGCGTTACAACGAGATCAAGGTTGAAGTGACGAAGAATGCTGGCGTCAACTGGTATGAGATATTCAGAGGCTATGTAGGTCCGGGGAATGTGATCATCGACACGGACGTTGAAGGCGACGACACGATAACGGTCAAGCCTGTCGACACGTCATTCCCGTACAAAGAGTTCTATTTCTACGACCCGTTGATCTACAAAGATGCAGACGCCGTTTCCATCATGGGGCAGATGTTTGCGGACCATAAGTTCACGCAGTCGATCGTTGAGACAGACGCGCCAGGATTCCATGTAGAAGAGTATCAGACCGGCGAGATCAACATCTGGGAGTCTCAGCAGAAGCTGCTTGAGCCAACTGGATACATCTACAGAATTAAGTGGGATTCTGGTTCGTCTTCGTTCAAGCCCACTGTCTATGACCCTCTCAGGACGAACACGACGCCTGATTGGACATGCGACGGCGAGTTCAAGCACCGCAAGATTGATCTTGACGAATCTGATGTCAGATCAGAGGTCGTGATCTTCTATCGGCTGAGAGATGTCGGGACGCTAAAGACGTTCCAACTATCGAATGATTCAGCTCGGTTGAAGTATGGCATCCCTGACGGCAGTGGAGGGCGTCTACACAAGACAATGTGGTATCTCACACAGGGCATTGGCGCTAGGCACTCAATGATCGACATGGTAAGTGAGGCACAGACGCTCTGTGAATACATGCTCCACGATCTGGAGGAGCCAGCGCCTGACATAGAAATCCAGCTTCCATACATCCATCCTGGCATCGAGGCGCACGATCTGATCAGCTTCGTTGGTCGCGACTACACTGCGCTTGTTGGAGTGATGGGCGTTAGCTGGAGCATCGACGTTCAGAACATGGTTGGTTCTACGACCATCAAGGGGACAGTCGACAGAGTGATTGGTCAATACCGTAGATGGACGGCCAGAGATGCCAGATCATCTGAGGTTAGGGACGCGCAATTACTGGCAGACCTCCAGGGCGACGGATTCAGGCCGCCAAGGCCGGTTGGGATCACATCGCGTTCATACATGGGTAGGGATGCTTCAACAGGGAAAGAGACCACAATCACGATGTTCCAGGTTTCCGAAGTAGAAGTGTGGGATCGTGGTGGCTACATGTGGAAATGGTGGCTTGCTGGCGAGAACAAAGTACAGATTGAATACACGGCTGATCCGAAGCTGCTTCTTCAGGGATTGCCTTCTGGACAAACAGCCAAGGCTGAATGCTACGTTTATGATTGGAGCCACACAGGAGGTTGATGTGGACAAGACTGTTGAAACGATTCTGACACATGCGACATTGGCAAAAGGCGTCGAGACCGCGCTGACTGACTGCGATGAACATACCGATCTATCTCGCGTCATTTCCTTCACGCTGAGAGTTCAAATGACGTTCGACGCCGATGTGAGTGCAGACCCTACGGTGTCGATCTATGCGTCGACAGAGGCAGACAATGGCGAATACGACACGACTGCATGGAAGACATGGACGTTCCCGCGCACGGTGTCAGAGACAGTGACTCTGCATTGGCCGGAAGATGACGAGATCAAACCATTGCCGAAGTACATTAAGGTATTGGTAAAGAACAACTCTGCTGACGCAGGCGATGAAGACATCACGAGCATCACTGTCAAGAAAGTTCCTTTAGCACTATGATCACATTACAACTCTGGTCTGCTATAGATAAAGAGGTGATGGACGTTGCCAGGACAGGCATGTCTGATCCATGCGAGACGGGCTCTATTGTTGTTGCATCTGCGGCGATAGCCCCTTCTGCGCCAACTTTCTCTATTGAGGCGGGAAGTGCGCAACTTATACTTTCAATGGTTGCCCCTACGACCAAAGAGAATGGAGATAACCTGTACGCATTCAGCAAATTTGCGATCTATCATTCGTCTGGCTCAGGCATCGACGTAGATAATGACGCAACGTAT